GATTGCCACAGTTCCTAATGGAGCAAAAGCCATAGCAACCCAAAACCTACCAGAGCCAGCAATCATCAATTACGAAGATGAATATTACATCGAAGCAAATATTTCTCATTCTAACGGATCAACAACAGCAGTTACGTTGCCAAAGTCTGTTTCTGGTGGTGCTATGGTTCGTATTAAACGTACAAATACTACAGGTGATTGGTATATGTTTGATACGGTTCGTGGAGCCAATAAGTTTGTGCTTTGGAACAGTTCCGCAGTCGAAGACACTTCAACCTTCAGTGACCAAAACTTAACAGGAACCACATTTACAATTCCGTCTGGTATGGCTAGTGGAACATATCTTTTAGAGTGCTTTTTCGTGGGCAGTTACTTCCAGATACACCCCTACTCAGGCACAGGAAGTGCTAAGACAGAGAGCTTCCCCGGTACGTTGGACACAGCCCCCGGCTTTATGGCTTTTATGGAACGTACTGGAAGTGATGCTGAGACATTGGCTTACCACGAAAGCACAGGGAACACAGGGTATCTAATGCTACAAAGTACGTACCAGTTTTCAACTGGTTCTGGATTCTTGAATAATACTAGCCCCACAACAACACAGTTCACAGTAGGCACGATGACAAATGTGAATGGTAGTGGCAATACTTACGTCTGCTACGCTTGGGCAAACTCAGGGCCGTATGCGTTTGGCAGTGCAACAGCCAATGCAAGTGCCGATGGCCCTGTAATTAATATGGGCGGCTCTCCACAAAGTGTTACCTTAAAGACTATCACAAGGGTGCAAAATTGGTATGCCACAGTGGTTCCAATCAATGATGGCAATGTAATGAATACCTTGTTACTCCCTGATGCCACTGATGCGGCATACACAAGTAGTGCTACTATAGATATAGTCTCAACAGGAGTTAAGATTAGGGCGAATGGCGGTGGTACACCTAATGCTACGTCAGGTGATACAATTATCTCAATGGCATTTGGCATACAGCCGTTAACAGACGGATCTACCAATCAGGGCAGAGCAAGATAGTTTATAAGATTTCTTACTTCTCATAATAAAATATTATCCTAAAAAGAGAGCTCCAGTTGTTTATAAATAGATGTAAATGACTGGAGTTTTTTCATGGCAATTCCTAATTCTAGACAAGCATTCAAAGAATACTGCCTTCGCAGGCTTGGTTCCCCTGTTATCGATATCAATGTTGATGACGAACAGGTTGAGGACCGTATTGACGAAGCACTAAAATACTATCAGGATTATCATTTCGATGGTACTGAGCGTGTTTTACATAAGCATATTGTAACTGCTGCCGACAAGACCAATCGGTACATCACGATTCCAGAGTCGATCATAGGAATCAATACTATCTTACCAGTCGGGCAAGCATTACAATCCTCGAATCTGTTTAACATACGTTATCAGATTCACTTAAACGATCTATACGATCTTTCTGCAAGTTCATATGTTCCATATGTCACGGCTATGACCCATGTGAGTATGCTTCAAGAATTATTTGTAGGTCAAAAACCCATAAGATATAACCGTCATGTTGACAAGCTCCATATTGATATGGACTGGGATACTGATGTTCTATTGGGTCATTATATTATTGTCGATTGTTATTCAATAACAGACCCAGAAATTTATACAGATGTTTGGGGTGACCGTTGGTTATCTCGTTATGCAACTGCTATGATTAAACGTCAATGGGGTTCTAATTTAAGTAAATTTGAAGGAATGCAAATGCCAGGAGGATTGACTTTTAATAGTCAAAAGATATATGATGATGGTGAAGCAGAAATTCAAAAACTTGAAGAAGAAATGATTACATCTTACTCTCTTCCGGTATCTGATATGGTAGGATGATAGCATGCCTACAAATAAATATTTTACTCAGTATGCTTATGGTAGAGAACAGGATCTTGTTGAAGATTTAATTATTGAATCTATCAAACAAACTGGGTACAGTCTTAAATATATTCCGAGAACAATTGTTCGTGATGATCCTTTATTTGGTGAAGACACATTGTCAAAATTTGATGATGCAATTGAACTTGAGATGTATATTAAAAGTGTAGAGGGATTTGAAGGACAAGGTGATTTTCTTTCCAAATTTAATTTACAGATAGACGATCAGATAACATTTACAGTTGCTAAAAAAAGATTTGATCAGGCTCGCTCAGAAAAGCTGACAACAGAAGTTGGATACAATTATCTTTTAGAATCAGCAAGCACTACAACTCCATCAAGACAAAGACTGAGTGAAGATGGTTCTACAGATTCTATTGTTCTTGAAACAGCAACTGCTGATGGATATAATATTACTTCCAATAGACCAATGGAAGGTGACATTATATTTGAACCATTCTCTCGTAAACTTTTTGAAATAAAATTTGTAGAGCATGAAGCTGTATTCTATCAATTAGGTAGATTACAAACCTATGATGTTCGGTGTGAAATCTTTAACTACAGCAGCGAAGAACTTGATACAGGCGATGCATACATCGATAGCATTGAAGATAAGTATAGTACAGATATGCTATTTTATGAGTTGTTACTTGAGGACGATACTAAATTATTGGATGAAAGTGGTGGTTCTATTCTACAAGAGTTTAGAATTGAAGCAACACAGCCTACTGCAAACAACGAATACTATTCTTCATCAGACCCAATATTCAGTTCAAGTTCAGTAATTGACTTTTCAGAAAGTAATCCCTTCAGTGAACAGGATCGATATTAATTATGTTTGGACAATATTACCACGGTACAATACGTAAATATATTATAGCATTTGGCAATCTTTTTAACGATATTGTTATAGCAAGATTAAATACTGCTGGAGAACGTATACAAGCAATTGAAGTTCCTATTGCGTATGGCCCAAAAGAAAAGTGGTTGGTTCGTTTAAAGCAAGACCCTAATCTTGAACAGAATATTGGTATTACATTACCTCGTATCGGGTTTGAAATTGTAAGTATGGCTTATGCACCGCAAAGAAAACTCGCTTCAACATTACAGAACGCTCATTTAAAAAATTCTGATTTGAATAAATTAAATTCACAGTACACGCCTGTTCCTTACGATTTAAATATTATGCTTTCTATTTTTGTTAAGAATGCTGACGATGGTGCACAAATACTAGAGCAGATTTTACCATACTTCCGTCCAGAGTTTACAACAAATATTCGCTTGATACCTGAGATGAATGTTGTTGTTGATACGCCAGTTGTTCTTCAAGATGTCTCAATAGAAGACACGTATGAAGGTGACTTTGATACACGGCGAGCATTAGTATATAATTTGAATTTTAATATGAAAGCATATATATATGGTCCAGTGTTCAGTCAAGGTATTATCAAAAGAGCCATTACAAATCTATTTGATGATCTCCCAGCCGACGCTGGTAATAAAGTTGAAAAAATAACAGTAAGTGCAGCTCAATATGCTAATGGTGCACCACTCACATCACCATCTGCTAATGCTTCACTATCTGTTGCAACAAGTGCAATCAGTGCTAACTCTGATTATGGTTTCTCAATGAACATAGACCAAGATCCTTATAATATGGAAAATTCATAATGAAAACAAACCTTGAAAAGAATATGGAATCAATATTCAATTTACCATCTGATACAAAAACAATAGCAGAATCTATTGATGAAACAAAAGAAAGTGTTCCAATAAAAATAATACCAAATGGCAGTGATGAGGTAATGGATGATTATTATTATGCGAGAGAAAATTTAAAAGAAATTATTTCAAGCGCACAACAATCGATTGCTGACCTATCTTCAATCGCATCTACATCAGAATCTCCCCGCGCATACGAAGTTCTCTCTACCATGATGAAAACAATTGTGGATGCAAATAAAGACCTTCTTGAACTTCAAAAGAGTGTAAAGAAACTTAAAGAAGAAGATAAGAAAGATAACCCTCAAAATGTTACTAACGCTCTTTATGTTGGTTCTACAGGTGATCTAATGAAGTTAATCAAAGATAATAACTAATCATTCACGCGGTACAATACCTATTATACTACGTTTAAAATTAATGTCAATAGAAAAGTGAAATAATGTCAGAAAATTATCTTGCTAATCCCAATTTAAAAAAAGCATATGTACCAATTGAATGGACTGAAGAACAAGTCCAAGAAGTTATCAAGTGTTCTAAAGACATCAATTATTTTATTAAAACATATGTAAAAATTATCAATCTAGATCGTGGTCTTATTAATTTTGAAATGTATCCGTTTCAAGAAGAAATGGCTAATATGATTGCTGATAATAGATTTACAGTTATAAAAACTTGCCGTCAGGCTGGTAAAACGACCACATCCGCAGCAGTTGTACTATGGCATGCATTATTCAATGAGTCGTACACGGTAGCGATTCTTGCTAATAAACTATCTACTGCCCGAGAGATACTTGCCCGTGTTCAGAGAGCGTTTGAATATCTCCCAAAATGGTTACAGCAGGGTGTGGTCGTTTGGAATAAAACAAATATGGAGCTTGAGAACGGTAGTCAGATAATTGCTTCATCAACTGCCTCATCTGCAATTCGTGGTTACTCTATCAACTTTCTATATCTTGATGAATTTGCATTTGTGCCTCGTAATATACAAGATGACTTCTTCACTTCAGTCTATCCTACTATTATATCTGGTACAAATACAAAAGTTGTTATTACTTCTACACCAAACGGTTTTGATTTGTTTTATAAAATATGGATTAATAGTGTAGAAGGCAGAAACGAATATGCAAACTTTGGAGTTAACTGGTGGGATGTTCCAGGGCGCGATGAGGATTGGAAAGAAAAAACGATTGCAAATACCAGTGAAGATCAGTTCCGTCAGGAATTTGAAGCTGAGTTTCTTGGTTCCGCTAACACTCTTATCTCGCCAAATGTATTACGTTCTATTGCATTTACTACTCCAATATCAACACATTACGAGGGTAGTTTAAGTGTATACAAAGAGCCAGTCAAAGATGGTGTGTATTTCTGCGTTGTAGATACAGCTAGAGGTGTTGGTATTGATGCTTCTGCTTTTGTTATTATTGATGTTGCTTCGGTTCCATATGAGGTCGTTGCTTGTTATAAAAACAATATAATTGACCCATTAATATATCCAGAAGTTATTCATAATGTTGTAATAAACTACAATGAAGCATATACATTGGTTGAAATTAACGATAACGGACAACAAATAGCTGATATACTACACCATGATTATGAATATGACAACATTATATTTACATCGGTTAAAGGAAGAGCAGGTCAAGTTATTGGTGGTGGTTTTTCATCCTCTGTACAACGTGGTGTAAGAACAACAAAACAAGTTAAACGTATTGGTTGTTCTAATGCTAAAACAATGATTGAGAAAGATAAGATCAAATTACACGATTTCAATCTTATTAATGAACTTTCTACGTTTATTCAGAAAGGAACATCATACGAGGCTGAAATAGGCGCACATGATGATCTAATAATGTGTATTGTGTTATTTGCATGGGCTACAAATCAAGAGTTCTTTAAAGATTTAACTAATACAGACTTTAGAAAGAAACTTATGGAAGATAGAGATAGAATGATTAGTGACGATGTACTTCCATTCGGATTTATAGATGATGGAAGTGATATTGAAGAAATAATAAATAAAGAGAATCCAGAATTTTGGAATGGATTTGATTCATCAAACAGATGGTGATATCTTGACTAAATCTATCATTTTATAAATAATAATGAAAAATAAATAGATTGAATAATTCTATAAAGTAGGAGAATAGACAATGCCTTTTCAAGTATCACCAGGAGTTAATGTTACTGAAATTGATCTCACTACAGTTATACCTGCAGTATCAACGACCGATGGCGCAATCGCTGGTCGTTTTAACTGGGGTCCAGCTGACAAACGAGTATTAATTGATTCAGAAGACACATTAGCCGCACAATTTCAAAAACCAGATAGTGATAACTATCAAGAATGGTTTACTGCCGCAAACTTTTTAGCATACGGTAACTCGCTATATATTTCTCGTGTTCTAAATGGTGCCAATAACGCAACAGCATCCGCCAACACAGAAATTCTTGTGAAAAATGATGACGATTACGAAAACAATTATTCTTCAGGTGTTGCTGGAGCAGGCGACTGGGTTGGAAAATATCCAGGAGCAATTGCTAACTCACTAGAAGTATCTGTTTGCCAAGACTCTATAGCGTGGGAATCAACAGTTAGTTCTGCTAACCTTGTATTTACACCCGCTTCAACTACTGTTCTTACTAAAGGGGCAAACACCTCTTCAGATTTAACCAGTGGTGCTAATATTAACCTAACAACAATTGTTAGTGTTGGTGATGTCTTATTCTTCCAATCAACAGGAATCAATCTTGGTGATGGAATTAAAGTAGCCTCTGCTAATAGTACTGTTATTACCCTAGCAAAAGCACCAACTGCTGAAGAGCTTGGTACGACAGGTACTACAAAAGTACAATCTGCCGCTATCAAAAGACGTTGGGAATACTTCAATATGTTTGATGCTGCTCCTGGAACATCTACTTACGCTACTCGCGCAGGTGGTTCTGGTGATGAGCTTCACATTGCAATTAGTGATGAAGATGGCGAAATCACTGGTGTTCGTGGTCAGGTAGTTGAGCGTTTCTCAAACCTATCTCGTGCTCGTGATGCAATGTCAGACGATGGAACTTCTATCTATTATAAAGAAGTTATTAACCAGCGTTCACAGTGGCTTTGGTGGGCTTCTCATGTTGATAATATGACTGGTGCAGGTGGACTTGCTTCTCAGACATATACTAACTCAAATAATCTACCTACATCAGTTTCAATGTCTGGTGGTTCAGATGGTGATGCTCCAACAAATGCTCAGTTAATCAACGGTTATGATTACTTCAGTTCTGCTGAAGATGTTGATGTATCCTTAGTTCTTGGTGGCGATTCTAATCAGACGCTTGCAGTACATATTATTAATAATATCTGTGAAACTCGTAAAGACTGTATTGTTTGCTTGTCACCAGAAGCTGCTGATGTTGTAAACAATAGTTCATATGCTGGTAAAGAAGCAGAAGATACTATCGAATTCCGCAATACACTTCCTTCAAGCTCATATGCTGTGATGGATTCTTGCTGGAAATATCAATATGACAAATATAATGATGTATATCGTTATGTACCAATGAACGGTGATACTGCTGGTCTTATGGTTCGTACAGATACAACTCGCGACCCATGGTTCTCACCTGCTGGCTTTAACCGTGGTAATGTAAAAAATGTTATCAAACTTTCTGTCAATCCTAAAAAAGCAGAGCGTGATATCCTTTATAAAGCTGGTATTAACCCAGTAGTTACATTCCCAGGGCAGGGAACTATACTATTTGGTGACAAAACTATGCTTGCCAAACCAAGTGCATTTGATCGTATCAATGTTCGTCGTTTGTTTATTGTTCTTGAGAAAGCAATTTCTACTGCTTCCAAGTTTACACTATTCGAGTTCAATGATGCTTTCACTCGGTCACAATTCCGTAACCTCGTTGAGCCATTCCTTCGGGATGTTCAAGGTCGTCGTGGTATATTTGATTTCCGTGTAGTTTGTGATGATACAAACAATACTGGCGAAGTTATTGACCGTAATGAATTTATTGGTGATATTTACATTAAGCCAGCTAGATCGATTAACTTTATTCAACTTAACTTCATTGCAGTTCGCACTGGTGTTGATTTTGAAGAAGTTGTTGGTCAGTTCTAATATAAATAAAGAAAAGGACTAGGAGAAACAATATGGCTTTTAATGTAACAGAATTTCAAGGACAAATGGAGTTTGGTGGGGCACGCCCATCCCTCTTCGAAGTCAATGTAACAAACCCATTCAACTCAGCAGGAGATGATAAATTCAGGTTTATGTGTAAAGCAGCACAAATTCCAGCATCGACTGTTGGTGTTCTTACTCAAAATTACTTTGGTCGTCCAGTAAAGTTTGCTGGCAACCGTACTTTTGAACCATGGACCGCAACAATCATCAACGATGAAGACTTTGCTGTCCGAGCTACTCTTGAAGAATGGCAACAAAACATTAATACTGTTCAAGGAAACTTGCGTCAAAGCGGTGCGGGTCCAGAAACATATAAATCACAAGCATCTGTTATCCATTATGGTAAACAGGGTAATGTTTTACGTGAATACAAACTTGTTGGAATATTCCCTTCAACTATTACACCAATTGATCTTGCTTGGGATACTGAAGCAATCGAAGAATTCCAGGTAACATTTGAATTTGATTACTTCACAGTTGATGGCGCAAACCAGTTTGGTATTGCTTTGAACTTTTAAAAACAATATTTAATGATATAGAAAAAGGGAGCTTCGGTTCCCTTTTTTGTTTTTTCACTTATTATAAATAATAAGAGATAACTTATAGTACAGTATGGGGATTAAATAATATGGCTGAACTTTTTGGCTTCACCATTGCCCGAAAAAAACAAGATGATCAACAAGAAAACCTCCCTTCAATAGTATCACCTACCCAAGAAGACGGGGCAGTTGAAATCGCTCCGGGTGGTGCATATGGGACGTATGTTGACCTTGAGGGCAAAGCAAAAAATGAAGGCGAGCTTGTAACTAAGTATCGTCAAATGGTTCAACAACCTGAGTGTGATTCTGCAGTTCAAGATGTTGTCAACGAAGCAATTGTTATTACTGAAGACGCTGGTCCAGTAAATATTGTTCTTGATAATCTAGATTATCCTCAAGCTATTAAAAAGAAAATAACAGAAGAATTTAAAGCAGTATTAAAAATGCTTGACTTTAATAACACTGCTTATGATACTTTCCGCAAATGGTATGTTGATGGGCGCTTGTATTATCATATTGTTATTGATGAAAAGAATCCACGTCAAGGTATTAAAGACCTTCGTTATATTGATCCTCGTAAAATTCGTAAGATTCGCGAACCTATTAAAGAAAAAGATAAAAGAACTGGTGTTACAGTGTACAAAGGTATGAACGAATACTATATGTACAATCAAGGTGGCATGACAAGTGCAAATTCATCACAGGGTGTTAAGATAGCAAAAGATTCCATTGCTTACTGTCATTCTGGTTTGCTTGATGAACGTAATAGTATGGTATATTCATATCTTCATAAAGCAATGAAACCACTCAATCAGTTGCGTATGTTAGAAGATGCTGTTGTTATCTATCGTATTGCACGAGCACCTGAGCGCAGAGTATTTTATATTGACGTTGGTAACCTTCCTAAGATGAAGGCAGAACAGTATATGCGCGACATGATGGTCAAGCATAAAAACAAACTGATCTATGATGCATCTACAGGTGAAGTAAGAGATGATCGTAAATTTATGACGATGCTCGAAGACTTCTGGCTCCCTCGCCGTGAAGGTGGTCGTGGTACTGAGATTACAACACTTCCAGGCGGTCAAAGTCTTGGCGAAATGGATGATGTTGATTATTTTCGTCGCAAGTTATATAAGTCATTAGGTGTTCCTATCACTCGCATGGAAGCTGAAAGTAATTTTAATATTGGGCGTTCATCTGAAATTACCAGAGATGAAGTCAAATTTAATAAGTTTATAATGCGGTTACGTTCACGCTTTTCAATATTATTTGATGAAATACTTGAAATCCAACTAGCATTGAAGGGTGTTATTACTCGTGCTGAGTGGAAAGAAATGAAACAAGATATACATTTTGATTTTCAAGAGGACAACCACTTTACTGAACTTAAAGACACTGAGATTATGCAAGGTAGACTGCAGATACTTGGTGAAATTGATAGCTATGTTGGTAGGTATTTTTCTGGCGATTGGGTTCGTAAAAATGTTCTCCGTATGACTGAAGAAGATATTAAAAACGAGCAGAAACAAATTGATAAAGAAGAAAGTGATGCTCCTAATGAAGAAGATCCTGATGCAGAAGAAAAAGAAGAGCCAAGACCAATAGCTCAAACTGAAGAATTTGTTGCCCCTGAAGAAATAAGCGAAGAAGAAAAAGACCTTATCAAAAAAATGTCAGTAATCTTAGACGATGTACTTGAAGAGGATTAATGATGTCAGAAATACGTGATGCCAAAATTCTTTCGGCAGCAATTAAATATACTGAGAAAAAAATTGCTAATCTAAAAGAAGATTTAGTCTTACCTAATCTCATTGAAGGTCCACAAGGCGATCAAGGTGTAAAGGGCGATAAGGGAGAAAGAGGCGAACCAGGTGAGTCTGGAAGAATTATCGTCGAATCTCACGGACCAGTAGGACCAAAGGGTGAAACTGGTGATACAGGTCCTTCAATTAAAGAAGCAAAAATTGCAGATGGCAAACTCCATTTGATTCGTGAAGACGATCAAATTTTTACTGCTGGTAATGTTGTTGGACCTCGAGGGGGGCAAGGTACACCTGGCATACAAGGAGAACGTGGTGGCCAAGGCGATCAAGGATTACTTGGAGAGCAAGGATTAATTGGGCCACAGGGTCTTGTTGGCGCAAAGGGTGATAAAGGTGATAAGGGAGACCAAGGAGATCAGGGACCAAAAGGTTTTGTTGGTTTGCAGGGCAATGATGGACTAGTAGGACCAAAAGGCGATATAGGTGATGTTGGTGCAAAAGGCGATAAAGGTGACGCAGGAGATATAGGCAAATCTGGTCCTATTGGCCCACAAGGATCAGATGGACCAATTGGACCTGAAGGACCAGTAGGACGAGACGGTACTGAAGTAGATGTTGCTACGATAAAGAAATCAATTGAAGATGATCTTACTGGATTTCGAAATCAAATAAGCACTCAGGTATCAAGAATTGCTATGAGTAGCGGTGGGGGCGGTGAAGTTTGGTTACATCGTCTTAATGATGTAGATTATAGTTCAACAAAAACTCCATCAAACGGACAGACCCTTGTCTATAGTACTTCCAAAGGTAAATGGGAAGCAGGTTCATCAGCTTCAGGACTTACTATTAAAGAAGAAGGTACATTGGTTGGTAATACGGTCAATGAAATTAATTTTATTGGAGCAACTGTAACCGCTTCTGGTAATAATACGCAAATAACAATTAATTCCAATCCAGACTCTTATTATGCAGCAAACACGTATGTCAACATATTATTATCAAATACAAATACAAGTATTGCAAGTAAGATTAGTTCTGCTAATGTAGCAATAACCACCAATGCTTCTAGTATCACCACAACACAAGATGATGTTGCATTGGACGATAAAGCACTCGTAAATCCAGATGGTTTTGTTACATTAAATATTGGTGGAACATCATATAAATTGCCTTACTTTAGTTAAATTATAAATAATGTAGTAAATATTAAATGGAGGTCGTAGTGACAGATAGTATTAAAGATGCGATTATTGCTTTACAGAATGGAGAATCAAGTCAGTTTAAAGCAGCTATTAGTGATTCAATAATGAATAAAGCAATGGGCGCAATCAACATTGAAAAAATTAGTGCTGGTCAAAAATTCTTTGATCAACCTGAAAATAATTCATACGACTCAGAGCAAGAGGATATGAGAGATGAAGAAGTTTAAAGACCTATTTGAAGAAATAGCTGCAGACCAAAAAATACCAAAGGGTCAGAAGAAACCAGAGAAATACTTGAAGCCAGTATCAAAAGGTGAACAAGAATTTGCTGATATGCATAAAGTAGATAAGAAAGACTATCCTCTCGGAAACGATGATATTTACACTGGCGACCATAAAGGTCCAAAGGAAGATTCTAATCAAGTAGGTGGTAAAACTAAAAAAGGCGAGCCAATCTTAAAGACGTATAAGTCTATGACTGGGGGAAAATCTTCAAAGCGTTCTGCCGATAAATCACAGGGTGATATGAAAGCAGTAATGCAAGGTTCTTCTAAAGTTTCAGAAGAAGTTGAATATATCGACGAAGCATTTAGTGCTGGTACTCTCAAACTGAAATCTGGTGAAACGGTAAAGGTTGATGAAGCTGCTGCTAAAGCTCTCAATGCTGCTATTGGCCAACTCAGTGGTGCAAACAAAAAGCGAATGGAAACTGAAGCTATGAAAGATAAGAAATCTTTGATGAGTATGGTTAAATTCGCTAAGTCTGCAATGTAAGGAATAAACCATGAAAATTAGACCTATCACAAATGCTGTCTCACTGAGTAGTGCAACGACTGTTAATGGAGCTACTGCAGTTCTTGTTCTCAATACTGGGACTACAGATCGAACAATAACTGTTGCTAATACAGTCTCTGCTGCAAGTGGTGGGGGACAATATGGTATACCTGCTGGCATTTCCTCATCAGCATCAGTTACTCTTGTTGGTGTTAAAGGTGCGACAATGATTATCAATAAAAAACCAACAGATACAATTAACGGTGGTAACGCAGAAGTTAAGGGCACTGGCATTGCTCAAAGCGGAGAATAACAAATGAAACTCATTACAGAGATACATGATCAAGAAATTCAGATCATCACCGAAGCAAAAGAAGACGGTGGTAAAAACTATTTCATTGAAGGTGTTTTCATGCAGGGAGATGTTAAGAACCGTAATGGTCGCATCTATCCTATGCAAACTCTCATAAAAGAAGTTGATCGTTATAATAAAGAATACGTTAAAGAAAACCGTGCTTATGGAGAACTTGGTCATCCACAAGGTCCGACAATCAATCTCGAACGTGTTTCGCATATGATTAAAGAACTCCATCAAGATGGTTCAAATATCATGGGCAGAGCTAAGATTATGTCTGAAACGCCTATGGGCAATATTGTTAAGAACCTCATGGATGAAGGTGCTAAACTTGGCGTATCTTCTCGTGGTATGGGTACTCTTCGCCAGAAAAATGGCGTCAATGAAGTTCAAGGCGATTTCCAACTAGCAACTGCTGCTGATATTGTTGCAGATCCTTCTGCTCCCAATGCTTTCGTTGAAGGTGTTATGGAAGGCGTAGAGTGGATACAAAATGTCAATGGTAGCTGGGTCTCGCAATATATTGAAGAGACACAAGAAGAGATACGTAGTGCGTCTAAAAAAGACCTACAAGAAGCAAAGTTTAGAGCATTTACAAAGTTTTTACAGAAACTCTAAAAGATAATTTTTTATAAATAATAATGAAATTGAAAACATAATTGAATATTTCAATAAGGAGATAACAAGATGTCCGAAGCACAAGTACAAGAAATCGATATGGAAGCTGAGGTTCTTGATACTGAAGATGAAAATCTTTTAGAGTTCAAGGCAAGTTTGGGCGACCAATCGGAAGTTCCGGAGCCAACTGCAAAGAAGGCTGACGAAAAGAAAAAAGGCAAAGGTGATGCTATGCCTAAGTTAAAGACAAAAGCTGGCATGATTAATGCTACTGTTCAAGCTATGTCTAAAATGAAAAAAACTGATCTACAAGCAACTTATGGTAAGATGTTTAGTGAAGATTCTGATCTTGAAGAAGTAGAAGTATTTGAAGGCGAAGATGCACCACGTGCTCTTACATCAATTACTGCTGCTGATATTGACATCTCAGAAGATGTTGATGCAATCTTTAATGGTTCTGATCTTACAGAAGATCATAAAGAAAAAATTCAAACAGTGTTTGAAGCTGCTGTAATTGCAAAAGTCAACGAAGAAATCGCAAAATTTGCCGTTGAAGTTGAGTCTGATGCAGAAGCAACGAATGTTGAGATTGTAGACGAACTTACTGAAAAAGTAGATTCCTATCTTGATTACGTTGTTCAAGAGTGGGTTGAAGAAAATAAACTTGCTATCGAAACTGGTGTTCGCGCCGACATGGTAGAAGATTTCCTTCATGGTCTAAAAGGTCTATTCACAGAACATTATGTTGATGTTCCTGAAGAGAAAGTCGATGTTGTTGAAGAACTTATTTCTAAAGTTGAAGAACTTGAGTCTAAGTTAGACAAACAAATTGATGAAAATGTTGAACTTTCCAGTCAAGTTAAAAGTGCTGTAAAAGAATCAGTTTTTTCAGAATCGACAGACGAACTTACTGATACGCAAGTTGAAAAACTTCGTGGTCTTGCAGAAGGTATTGAGTTTGACTCAGCAGAATTATTTGCTAAGAAAATTTCAATGCTCAAAGCTCAGTATTTTGATGTGATTGATGAAGCAGTTTCTACAGTCATTGTCGACGATGAGAATGATCCCGTTGCTCTTGAAGAAGAAAAAAATACAACTGGGCCCATGGCTAACTATATGAGTGCTATTTCAAGATCCGTTACAAAATAGATTTATTATAAATAATTAATGAAGATGATATTAATACCGTAAGGAGAGAATCTAATGTTTTTATCTGAAGAACTACAAAAGAAGTGGGCACCAGTAATCGAGCACCCCGATCTTGGAGAAATTAAAGATCCACATCGTCGTGCAGTTACCGCAACACTTCTTGAGAACCAAGAAATAGCTGCTCGCGAAGGCGCTGGCGGCACAGGTGGATACCAAGAGCCAACGCTATTGGGCGAAGCCGCACCAACTAACGCAACAGGCGGCAACATTGATAACTTTGATCCAGTACTTATTTCACTGGTTCGTCGTTCAATGCCAAATCTAATTGCATATGACGTTGCTGGCGTTCAGCCAATGACTGGTCCAACTGGACTTATCTTTGCAATGCGTCCACAGTACAAAGAACAAGGTGGTACTGAAGCACTTTATAACGAAGCTATTACATCGTTTGCTGCTTCTGCTAACAACGATGCTACGTTCTCTACTCGTACTCCTGGTCGTGACCAAACCCAAGCTGGTGCAACTGCACAGGCTGGTAGCGATCCAACCTCACGTGCTTCTGGTTCTGGCTACACAGTCACACCTGGTATGGCGACAGCTAGTGCTGAAGCTCTTGGCGATGCTGCTGGAAACCATTTCTCAGAAATGGCATTCTCAATCGAGAAGATTTCCGTAACTGCAGTTTCTCGTGCTCTTAAAGCTGAGTACACGATGGAATTGGCTCAAGACCTTAAAGCTATCCATGGTCTAGATGCTGAAACAGAATTAAGCAACATTCTTTCTGCTGAAATTCTTGCTGAGATCAACCGTGAAGTTGTTCGTACTATCAACTACACAGCTACTGCTGGTGCTCAAGAAAATACAACTACTGCTGGTACTTTCGACCTTGATGTCGATGCTAACGGTCGTTGGTCAGTTGAGCGTTTCAAAGGTTTAGTATTCCAAATCGAGCGTGAAGCAAATAAAATTGCTAAAGATACTCGCCGCGGAAAAGGCAACATCATGATTTGTGGTTCGGACGTTGCGTCTGCTCTTCAAATGGCTGGTGTTCTTGACTATACTCCTGCTCTTAGCGTAAACTTGAATGTTGATGACACAGGTAATACTTTTGCTGGTGTTCTTAACGGTCGTATGAAAGTCTATGTAGACCCATACTTCTCAAGTGCTTCTGGAAACCAGTATGCTACAATCGGTTACAAAGGCGCAAGTGCTTTTGATGCTGGTATGTTCTATTGCCCATATGTTCCATTGCAAATGGTTCGTGCAGTTGGTGAGCAGAGCTTCCAACCTAAAATTGGCTTTAAGACTCGTTACGGCATTGTTGCTAATCCATTCGCAACAACTGGTGCTAACGGTGTTATTTCTAGCCAACAGAAGAACATCTATTACCGCATTATGGCAATCGCCAACTTGATGTAATATATGTTTCAATAATAAGAAACTAAAATTAGAGGGTAGCCTTAAAAAGCTTCCCTCTTTTTTTGTCTTTTTCATCATTATAAATAATAGTGTTAGGGAATAGATTAACGAAGTGCATACTATGATAATGATAAGAAAAACAATCGTTACATTAGATTTGCTATACTACATGCCTGACTATGAAAATATAGTACAAACTTTCTTTTGGCAAACAAATGATGTAACTCCTGATTTTCCTAGAATAAACAAATTTTTAGATTACTGGGATGAGCATATAGAAGCAAAGATTGCAGAAGCTAACATAGCATATGTGTACCAAGATAAAGTACGGTATAAAAAAGCAGACTTTGAAGGAAAAATAGGAACATGGCACTAATACCAAAAATCGGAGTTAACGCTGGTGATCCACCAGTAACATCTGTTACGCAAAATGTAAACTTTTTATCGCCACTTGGTTTTAGATTCCTGCTGTCACGGACTCCAAACGTACAGTACTTCTGTCAGTCTGCAACATTACCAACAATCTCTATGCAAGAACTAATTCAACCAACACCTTTTACACAACTACCAAGACCTGGAGACAAGATTACATATGAACCCCTAACTCTTCGTTTTCGCATAGATGAGAATATGACTAACTATCTTGAAATTTTTAACTGGATAAAAGAACTTGCCAAACCAGAAAATTTTCAACAGTATGCTAAACACAATAATGTTTCTGATGGCAGCATATTAGTCCTTTCTTCTAACAACAATCCTAAGATTCGTATTGCTTTTGAAGATATGTTCCCACTATCGTTATCGCCACTAAATTTTGATGTGACACAAGCTGACGTTGAATATCTAGAAGCTGATGTTATGTTCCGTTATAAATTATTTACAGTAGAGCAGTTATTAATCACGTAAATCTATTGACATATTTTATAAAGTTGTTATAATAGGTATTGTACCTTATTGAACTTAATAATATTTAATTTAGATTAATCTATTGACTTAACTTAAACTATTAGTTATAATGAGTAATATTGATTTGGAGATATTATGAAACTTGAAGATATTATTAATATGTGGCAAGAAGATGTAAAGATTGATGAGACAGAGCTTTCTCGTGAAAGTATCAATACACCTATCTTACATGGTAAGTACTTAAAACATTTCTCAGAACAGAGACTCAAACTACGCAGTCTCAAACTCAAGCACAAACAACTTCATCAAAAACTATTGGATTATTATAGAGGTGATCTAAATAACCCAGAGGATCTTGCTGAGTTAGGCAGAGAACCTTATCCATTTAAGCGTTTGAAATCTGACATAAATTACTATGTAGATTCAGATAAAGATATGGTCGAGTTAAACGTAAAGATTGCATATCAATCAGAGCTAGTTGAAGTGCTTGAAGAAATAATGAAAAATATTAATATGCGTGGGTTTGTAATTAAGAATAGTATAGATTTTCTTAGATTCACAAATGGCAGCTAGGATTAAAACATGAGTATTAATCAATTAACAATGTTTAAATTGTGGGGTGATTTTGATGAAAATAATGATAATGGATGGAGTGAATATGAATTAAAAGTTATGAATGAAAATAGAGATGCAATGCGTCCTGTTGGATTTAAACAATCAGCCGAAAAAAAGGAAATAGACTCTATAATATAAAAGACAGTGAATGTCTAATAAAATGAATGAAGTATCACCCACAGTTTCTAATAGATAATAGCGTGGAACATAGTAAGTTGATTATTAAAAAAGTGAATGAAGTTTACATGAAGATAGAATCGGAAGCAGTTATCCGACAAGAACTCAATGACTTCTTTTCCTTTGCAGTCCCTGGTGCTAAATTTATGCCGGCATATAAATCGAGAATGTGGGATGGTAAGGTAAGATTGTTTGATGCCATGACCAAACACTTATATCTTGGTCTTCTTCCTTATGTAGAACACTTTGCATCTGAGCGCGAATATACTATTGAAGCGAGTGAAGAAATACATTCTCAAGAAAATTATTCATTAGACGAAGGTAAAAAGTTTATTGAAAAATTACAACTCAAACTTACACCACGTGACTACCAAATAGATTCGTTTGTTTATTGCATTCGTAATAATCGTTCAGTAATCGTATCTCCCACTGCTTCTGGTAAGTCGTTAATTATATACTTGCTTGTACAATATTATCAAAAGAAAACTTTACTTATTGTACCGACTGTATCTCTTGTGCACCAAATGCGTTCTGATTTTATGGATTACGGTATGCATGAAGATGATATTCATATAATAATGGGTGGTGAAGAAAAGAGAAGCGATGCTCCAATAATCATATCTACATGGCAATCAATATACAAGATGCGTAAAGATTATTTTGCACAGTTTGATATTGTTATTGGCGATGAGTGTCATTTGTTTAAAGCAAAGTCTCTCACTTCTATTATGACAAAACTTGTTGATTGTAAGTATAGATTTGGATTTACAGGCACACTCGACGGCACGGAAACTAATAAGCTAGTGCTTGAAGGGTTGTTTGGTAAAGCAAAGCAATTTGTCAAAACAAAAGAATTGATTGATGCTAATCATCTATCTGCTTTTAAGATTAAATGTCTCGTACTCAAGCACAAAGATGAAGAAAAAAAATTAGTCAGTAAAATGAATTATCAAGATGAGATTGATTATATTGTTAGTAATAACAGACGGAATGTTTTTATAAAAAATCTCGCAGTATCATTAAATGGAAATACACTACTACTATTTCAATATGTTGATAAACATGGGAGGATACTATATGACAAAATCTCAGAATCAGTTGATAAAGATAGAAAAGTGTTTTTCGTATATGGAGGAACCGATGCGCAGACTCGCGAACAAATCAGGGCAATTACTGAAGAGGAACGAGATGCGATCATCGTTGCATCCTATGGTACATTCAGCACTGGGATTAATATCCGCAATCTTCATAATATTATTTTTGCTTCTCCCACTAAGTCTCGTATACGTAATCTTCAGTCTATTGGGAGAGGGTTACGAAAGGGGGACAATAAAGATCAAGCAGTTCTCTTTGATATTTCGGACGACCTTCGGCATAAAGCCAAAGTAAACTATACGCTCAATCATTTTTCTGAACGAGTAAAAATATACAACTCAGAAGAATTTGAATACAAAATATATAATATTAACTTATAAAAAGGTTGACATATACACATGGATATAGTATATTTAAAATTGGTTAGTGGAGAAAGCATCATATCTTATGTGGAAACAATAGATGAGGAATATGTTCAAGCATATAAACCTGTACAATTACACACTATTAATTCTATGGATGGGGCGTTAATAAGAACAACAAAATGGATTCCATTTACTGATCAAAATGATTTTCCAATCAAAGTAAAAAATATATTGCTGATTGCAACACCAACAAAAGAAATTGAAAAATATTATATTAGATCATTGGAAGTATTAGACAGTAAAGAAGAAGATTATCTTTTAGAAGAAAAAGAAGATTGGGATGAAGTGTTCTACGATGAGGATGAAGATGGTTGGGACGAAGAAACTGTACACGCTTTTAATGAATTGGCTGCAAATAATCAAATAAAGGTGCATTAAATTATGGTAAAGAAAAAGAAACAGCATTACGTTAATAATAAAGATTTTCTCGCGGCAATGATTGTATTTCGCGATGGCGTCATTGAAGCAAAAGCAAATGATGATGGTCGACCACGTGTCCCACATTATGTTGGTGAATGTCTTATGAAAATTGCTGTTCACCTTTCTCATAAGCCAAACTTCTCTGGTTACACATATAAAGAAGATATGATTAGTGATGGTATTGAAAATTGCCTTCTTTACATTGATAACTTTGATCCAGAAAAATCTTCTAATCCTTTTGCTTACTTCACACAAATCATCTATTATGCATTTCTTCGTCGTATTGCTAAAGAGAAAAAAGTTTTGTATACAAAGTTGAAATATACAGAAGAAAGTTATGCTCTTAATATGAACAACTCTACTCAAGAAGGTGACACAACAGATTATTCACCTCCAAGTAAAGTAAACGAATGGTCTAATGAATATGTTGATAACTTCATTGAAGCGTTTGAAGAAAACAAACGTAAAAAGAAAATCAATAAAGACACGACTCCAGTTGATCAATTGATTAACGACGAATAGGAAATTGTAATGACAAAAGCTGCTCTTATCACAGATACACATTTTGGTGTGCGTAATGATAGTAAACAGTTCCTTGACTTTTTTGATAAGTTTTATACTAACGTATTCTTTCCTTATTTAAAAGAGAATAACATTAAGACTATATTCCATCTTGGTGATATTGTTGATAGGCGTAAGTTTATCAGCTACGTTACTTTAAACGAATTCAAAAGAATCTTCATTGATCGCCTTGCTGAATTTGGTATAACAATGCATGTAATTGTCGGTAACCACGATATTCCTTTTCGTAACACCAATGAAGTCAATGCGATGGATGAGTTGTTTAGTAGAGATAATATCCACGTCTATTCTGAACCCTCAGACATAGAATATTGTGGTGTTGATATAACAATGATACCATGGATTCAAGGCACAAACTTCAATCAGTGTATGGATCATATGGCTAATACAAAATCACAGATATTGTTTGGTCATCTTGAATTGAATGGTTTTGAGATGCATCGTGGTTCTCCTGTAAATCATGGTGGTATGGATACTAAGCCTTTCGATAAATTTGATATGGTATGTTCTGGTCACTTTCATCATAAATCTTCTAAAGGTAACATTCATTATCTTGGAAATCCGTATGAGTTAACATGGAATGATTATAATGATCAACGTGGTTTTCATATATTTGATTCTGAAAAAAGATCATTGACATTTCATCAAAATCCATATAGAATGTTTACTAAGGTGTGGTATGATGATGTTGATACTACACTGGATGATATTATTGGAAAACATAACTTTGAAGATTATAAGGATACATATATAAAAGTTATTGTTCAAAACAAAAAGAACCCATATTGGTTCGATACATTCCTGGATAATCTATACAAAGCTAATCCAGCTGATGTGTCTATCGTTGAAGATAATAAACATATGGATACTCAATCTGACGAAGAGATTTTCAATGAAGCAGAAGATACTCTTACATCATTGTATAAGTTTGTTGATGGTATGGAAACTGATGTTGATAAACAAAAGCTAAATCAATTGTTTGCTAACTTATATACTGAAGCTCAATCTATGGAGATATAATGATTAATTTTCGTTATGTGAAGTTCAAAAACTTCTTATCTACTGGTAATGTAGTAACTAATATTCAACTGGATCGAAGCCCAAATACATTAGTAATTGGTGAGAATGGTGCAGGCAAATCTACAATGCTCGATGCGTTGTGCTTTGCATTGTTTGGTAAACCATTTCGCAAGATTAAAAAAGCTCAATTGGTTAATTCAGTCAATCTGAAAGATGCTTTAGTTGAAGTTGAATTTGGTATTGGTAGAATTAATTATAAAATTATTCGTGGCCTTAAACCTAACAAGTTTGAAATATATGTGGATGATAAGTTACTTGATCAGACTGCATCCGTTCGTGATTATCAAGAATATCTTGAAAAGAATATACTAAAACTTAACTTCACATCATTTACTCAAATTGTAATTCTTGGATCTAGTACGTTTGTTCCATTCATGCAGTTGCCTGCAAACCAGAGGCGCGAGATCATTGAGGACCTTCTTGATATCAAAATATTTACAGCAATGAATATTCTTTTGAAAGAAAAGGTTCAATCAAACAAAGAAAATATTCAAGAGATAAAGTATAAGATTGATCTTGAGGAAGAACGGCTAAACGTACACCAAAAATATATCAGTGATATCAAGACTAAGAACCAAGAACGTATTGATACGATCAAAGAAGATATTGGTAAGTCTGAAAGGTCTATTGCTGCGTATGAACTTGATATTGATAAAAATAATATTGAAGCATCTAAACTTCAAAAATCAATAAGTGATGAAACAGCTGTATCTAAAAAACTTAATGAGATCAAAAATATTGAATCTAAGTTTGAAGATAAAACAAAAAAGATTCGCCGTGAGATTAAATTCTATGAAGAGAATGATAACTGTCCAACATGTCATCAAGGTATAGATGAAACACATAAGTGTAATAGTATTGATGCAGGTAAAGTAAAACTTGATGATATCGAAGAAGCTCTCAGTAAACTTGAAGAACAACTGAATAAAGAGAATTCAAGACTTCTTGATATTACTGAGATCAATAGAGATATTCAAGAGGTGTTAGGAAAAGTTACTGAAGGCAATAATCAAATCTCTTCGCTCAACCGATACATTAAAAAGCTCAATGAAAATATTGAAGAAGAATCAAAGCAAGGTGGTAACTTACAAGAAGAAAATAAAAAACTTGAAGAGATACAAAATTTAGTTGTTGAATGTGAGAAGAGTAAAGATGTACTGATTCATGATAAACAGCTACTTGATGTCGCCGCTGATTTGTTGAAAGATAAAGGAATAAAAACTCAAATAGTTCGACAATATATTCCTATCATGAATAAATTAGTTAATAAATACTTGGCATCAATGGAGTTTTTTGTCAACTTAGAACTTGATGAAAACTTTGACGAAGTGATAAAATCTCGACATCGTGATGAATTTAGTTATGCATCTTTTAGTGAAGGTGAAAAAATGCGTATCGATCTTGCCTTGTTATTGACTTGGCGCTCGATTGCAAAGATGAAAAACTCGACTAATACAAACTTATTGATTCTCGATGAAGTGTTTGATGCTTCGCTTGATTCAAATGGATGTGATGAGTTTTTAAAGTTACTGAACGATCTTGGAAAAGATACGAATGTATTTGTAATATCCCATAAAGGAGATATTCTCCAAGATAAGTTTCGTTCAGTTGTGAAATTTGAGAAAGTAAAAAACTTTTCGAGGGTTGCTGCATAATGGAAACATCTAAACTAGAATTGATCAAACAAAATGATCCGATACTTAAAACGCCTACTCTACCGTTCGATTTCGAAAGACCTGAATTGGATGGTAGAAGACTTGCCGAAGATTTGGCAAATAAAATGATTGAGCTAGGCGGTGTCGGTTTGGCAGCGCCTCAAGTTGGAATACCATTATCAGTATTTGTAGTCGGAGACCCTACAAATAAAGAATCCATCATGGCTTTTTTTAACCCAATGATAGTTGACACTACTATAGATCAAGCATACTACGAAGAGGGATGTTTGAGTTTTCCTGGTCTTTATATTAATATCAAAAGACCGACTGGCATTCGATTGAGATTTACGGATATGTATAATGAAAAGACAACTACAAAATATTCTGGATTTACTGCTCGTGCAATTCAGCATGAATATGATCACCTTCAGGGTGTTATATTTAAAAGTAAAGCTACGGCTTATCATCTCGAAAAAGCTAAAAAAGATCAAAAATTACTTGTTCGACATAGCTCCAAATAGTTTAAAATTTAAATTAAGAAGGTGGAAAAACTATTGACTTTATATCCAAATTAGGGTATAGTTATATTATAGATTAGAAAGTGAGAATAATGTCAAAAATTTATGAATCACCTGATAAAGGTAAAACTTTCACAGTACGTGAAATGAGAACTCCTCCTAAATCAAATACAAACTTTGGAAAAGTAGAACAATTTATGTCTGCCTTCGGTCAATATGTAGAGACTGAACCGCAGTGGACATCTGTGTCTGAACTTCGCTATGAGTTGATTCGAGAAGAACTGGAAGAACTCCGAGAAGGATTAGACAAACGCGATATCGTTGAAATTGCTGATGCTTTGACTGACCTTCTCTATGTTGTATATGGCGCTGGACATTCTTTTGGAATAAATCTTGACAAATGCTTCAAAGAGGTACATAATAGTAACATGAGCAAACTTGGCGAAGATGGTAAACCTATCTATCGTGAAGATGGGAAAGTATTGAAAGGTCCTAACTACTGGGCTCCTAACTTGAAAAAGGTATTATATAATGGCTAACGATTATGCAACATTTGATCAGATTATGGCGCTTGGTGACGATTACGATCAGTATTCGAACGAAAAAAATTATATGGACTATAATGATGTTTCTCATTTAGATTTAGAGATAAACACGTTATTTGGACTTGAACTGTTTCCGAGTTATCCATATCCAGATTTTAAAAACTCGGGCGAAACTTATCAGACTAAAGATATTTTTGAAGAAATAAGCAAATTGAAGATGAGACACATAATAAATGGAAAATTGACTAACCTCGAATTCTATCAGTTACCAGAAGTATCTTATTTGTTTAAACTACAGTGGATCTATCAACACACAATAGGAAGCAGAAAGACATCTGGTGGCCATAGCAGAAAACATCGTAATGATCGTGGTAGACACGAGCTTATCCCCCATAGAGAAGAAATTGCCGACAAAGCCCCCGATGATTGTAGATGTTGTGACGTTCTTTTAGATTATAGTTACGGATTTAATAAATTATCTAATAATCATGTTTTAGGTCCTGAACGGTATACTCAACTAAAATTTGCTAGACCTTCGATTGATCGAATAGATAATAATAAAGGTTATAAGCTATGGAATATTGAAATTATATGTAATGATTGTAACACTAAGAAGGGAACGAGTTGAATGGCCAATCACGTACAATCTTATATTACTTTTGAGAACTTGTCTGAAGAAGCGAAAACTTTTCTTGACAGTATGAATACACCTGATGAATATTTATTAAAAGAACTTTATTCAGACTATGATGAAACTCGTGGTTGGCACATCGATAATGTCGGTGCAAAGTGGTTGACCTTTGATGATATTGATTCTACCAATATCTCATGCACTTCTGCTTGGTCACCTCCTGTTCAATTCTATGATAAACTTCATGAAAAGTTAGTTGAACTTAATTCACCAGATGCTATTCTCTGGACAACTTACGAAGATGAAATGCCTAACTTTATTGGTGTATATGGTCTGATTAAAAATTGTTGTCATGAAGAAGAAATGTATGAAGTAGATTTTGAAGATTGTCTTGGTGTAACAGCATATGATGAAGTAACAGAAGAATTCAATGATGGAGTTGATGGAAGACCTGACTTTTGGGAATCGATTCGTGATTGGAACCAAATAGCATATAATGAATTCAAAGAAAGGTTTTAAAAAATAAATCATTTTAGGGGTTGACATTATTATTAAAATAAGATATACTCTATATATGATGAAAAAATAGACAGTGAAAGAGATTATATTATGAGTAAGATGGTTGAAAACACTATAGTCGAGTTCAATTGGTTGTTAGATCAGAGTAAGAAGATTATTTCTACTCCTGATCAACGCACCATCGAGCAGATTTATACAGATATTCGAGACGGTGATTTGCATCCTAATCCAATAGGCCAACGTGCGCCAACAGTATTCGGATTTGATAATGATAAAAATATAGGCATTATTGAAGCTATATTCAAAGGAAATGGTGTTGGAACGATTACTGTTCGTGATATCTCTAAAGATAAAGAAATGCAAAAAGTTTATCCTGGTGTAAAGTGGTTAGTGATTGATGGCGGTCACCGAACACGAGCGATTAAAGATTATATGAACAATCAGTTTGCGGTGTACGGTAAAAAGTATAAAGAGTTGAGTGATGAATGGAAAGAATTTTTCAAGTCTTCACTTATTAACTTTGATAAGAAAATCTGTACTTCTCAACAAGCCATTAACATCTTCCGAGACTTGAATAAAACAACTCAAGTCGGTGGATATGAAATGATTATGTGTGATGACGAATCTGCAATTTGTAAATATGTTCGCTCTTATATCCGTGTTGTTAAAGAATATGATACCACTCCACATAAAATCTTTGCGACCCAAAAAAGTTCAAAAGGAATCATCGGAGAACACTTTAAAAAATCTCCAGATCAGAGAGCAGCGTGGGCAACTATGGTATTTACTACAATCCATAAAGTTTTAGGAAAGGGCAATGTTGATGCTGGCGAAAAAACAACACTCAAACTTATCGAAGAAGAATATGCAGGAAAAAACAAACTAACCAAATCAGCCCAAGCTGTAATAGATCGTTTTTGGGATGATTTACTTCTCTTTCAACATACCCGAGGTGGTGGACATATTCCTCTGAAATTGTTTGGAGCGTTTCAACTCGTTTGGTTTTATCTATATGAAAAGAACTCGAAATTTAAAATCGAAGAGATGGAATATTTTGCCCCTACCTTTATGAAAGTATATA